GGTGTCATGGGCGACGGTCTTCACGGTCCCGAGCCCGGCGCCGATGAGTGACGCGAGCGACGCGGTATCCGCGAGTTTATCGGCGGTTACGGCACCGGGCGCCAGTTTTTCTGTAGTCACTCCGCTCACGGCGATCTTGCCGGCCGTCACGGCGCCATCGGCGATCTTGCCCGAGGTTACTGCATCGGCTGCCAGTTTCTCACCGGTTACCGCGGCGTTTGCGATCTTGCTGGCTGTTACCGCGCCGTCGGCGATCGCGGCTGCCGGCTTCGAGTTTGCGCCGTCGTGGTCATGACCGGCGGTCGGCGAGAACAGCCGCTCAAAAAACTCCCGCTGCGAGCGCGGGAAGGGAACTCTGTCTAACAGGCCCATACGGATCTACCTCCTAAATGTATGAGCGGGGATACCCCCGCCTGTTGTGATCTCATCAGTCTATGCCACGAGCGTGTCGGTGATGGTGTCCTCATCGACGGCCGCACCGAGGATGGCGTCCTGATCGTTGCCGGCGAGCACGTCCCCGACGGTGATCACGACCTTATCCCCAGTGGCCCACTGGTCGCCTGCGGTCCCGTCGGTACCGTAGATGACTTCGATAGACCCCCGGCCGTTAATGAGCGTGATCTCGGTGTCGGCGCTCGGTGCGGTAAGAGATCCATCCTCAAACGTCGCGACGCCGTGGGTTGAGGCCACCGTGGCGGCGAGGTTGATGGCGAGGTTGCCGTCGAACCCGTCGAGGACGTGGCCGGCCCCGTCCACCAGGGCCACTTCCAGCGTCCACCGGAACTCCCCCTGTTTCTCGATGGCCTCGTTGATGGCCGCTGCACTGTGCGCCGGGGCCGCAGTCATGATCGCGGCGGCGAGGTCGTTCAGGATCGCTGCCCGTGCCAGGTTCAGCACGGAATACAGCTTGTTCGGGACGTAGGTGTGCTGCTTGAAGGTGTCGAAGGTTGCGCTACGTTCTGCCATGCTTCGTCACCTCAGGCGATCCTGTGCGTGTACTTGACCATCCGCACGTTCTTCGGCTCGTAGACTCTCAGCCAGTTCGCGGGGTTCGCGAGTTCGGCGTTGTTCGGGCTCTGGTCGGCGACGACCTGATCCAGCCACCGAACGCCCCGCGGGTGCAGGATGAAGTGGCGGCGATTGATGAGGATGTCGTCGCCGGAGAGGGCGTCGCGCGTAGTCTCGGTCGGAACCGGGGCCGCACCTTCGCCGTAACCGATGGCACCCTGGCCGAAGATGTAGGTCGTATAGACCCCGTTCGCGACCGGGCACCCGTCGTCGACGATGACCGGCTTTCCGAAGTAGGTCGGGATCTCGATACTCCCGGTGCTGTCCTTGGTGAAATCGATCAGGTCCTGCCGGGCGAGGTCGGCCTCCACGGCCGAGTGCATCAGGTACCCGGTCAGTTTGCTCTTCGCGTCACCGAGACACTGGCTCGCGAGGATCATGTTGTCTGAGTCGATCCGGACGTCCGTGTCGTAGACGTTCGGAGCCATGCTCGGAGCCGCGAACACTCCCTCGAGTATGCTGAGGATCGCGGCCTGCATCCGGCGAGCCCAGTACCCTGCGACCAGCTGCCCGATAACCTGCATCGGGTCGTCGCCGCTGAGGGCCTTGGCGAGGTCGTTCACGCTCCATGCCTTTCCACGCATGAGGAGCACGGCGATGTCCTGGCCAGAGGTGATTCGCTCGACGTCGAGCGCATTGATGTCCGAGAGGACCTCGTCGTCGCCGTCAAGGTCGTTCCAGTACGGCATGTTGATGAGCCGACCGCCGGAAAGGGCAAGGCTGTCCAGTTCGTCGCTTGATGCGACAATCCCGCTCTGGTAGAGCGCGGAAAGTTCAGTCGTCTTCTCGACCACATACGGGTTGAAGACTTCCGGGACAATGACGTCCGCTACTGTGGTTTTCGGCATGTGTTAGAAACTCCTTATTTCACCCCTGCCTCGGCCCTGAGTTTTGCCGCGAGTTCGGGGTCGGTTTTAAGAATGTGTCCCTGCTTGGTGAGGTTGAAACTCTCCTTTTTCCAAGGGTTCGGGACCTCCTTCGCGGGCTTCCCAGTGCCTTCTGGCACCCGGCCCTTCAGTTCGACGCCGAAGAGGTACGGGTCGCTTTCCTTAAGCGCCGTGATCTGAGCATCAAACCCTAGCAGGTTGTCCCCGTCGAGTGAGATCTTTGATTTGTCGAGTAGCGCAATGACAGCCCTGACGTTCCGAGCATCGGCGGCCGCGACGGCTCGCTCAATCGCGAAACTGAATTGCTGATCCCGGAGGTGCCTTGTATACTCCTCGGAAGCCTCTTTGTATTTAGCCTGGAGTTCGGCGATCTGCGCCTTGAACGTGTCATTGTCCTTTAGACCCGCCTTCAGGTCATTCAGATGCCTCTCGTGTTCCGCTTTGAGGTCGCTGATCTTCTTCTCGTGCTCGGCCGCGAGGTCTTTATACCGGTTCCGCTCGGCGATCACCTCGTCGAGTCGGTGTTTCGGGATCTGCGGGTTGTCGGGGTCGGCAACGACGATCTCGGTCTCTCCGAGTCTCTCTTTAACCTGGCTGTAGAGTTCAGGTCCGAGCAACTCTTCAAGAGTCTTGGGTTCTGTCTTTGGCATTCTTGTTGCTCCTATCACTGTTTCGCTTTTTATCGTGGTCGCGACCACGAAAACAGGCCCGATCGCGCCCCGGGCGTGGCGATACAGTGGTATAGGAATCTAAATTTAAAAATAGGCGGGAAAATGACGGTTTTGACAGTATTGACAGTTTAGACTACTTGCGCGCTATCAGGCAACATGATTAATGTGGCCTTCTTCATGGCCCAACCTCAATGACCATCACGCACCGGCAGTTGATGTCGTCTTCGGCCGTTCCCAGAGCCCCGGGGTGCGGGCCGACCCCTCCGGTGAGGTCGTTCACGAAATCCTCATCGTAGGGAATGGCATTCTCCTTGCCGTACTTTCGGCCCATATGGCGGTGCCCGGAGCGCACCCGCTCGTCGTCGCTGTCCTTCCACCATTTCCGGAGTTCGACGCCCTGCCGGGCAGCGTGGTCGAGCGACGCCTTTTTCCCCGCCTCCATGCACCGGTGCCCCTCGGTCCGGACGATGCGGGTCGCCTTGCCGGCATCGATCTCCAGCGAGTCCTGAAGCCGGCCAGCGATGTCCTTGTAGCGGTCGCCCCGGACGAGCCCCCGGGTCAACTCCTGTCGGATCGTGACGACGGTATCCTGTCGTCGGACGGCGAGCCGGTCGTTCAGGGTGAGCCCGGAGATCGGGTCCTGCAGGATCGCGGTGACAACCTCGGGCTTGAGGACCCCCCGGATCGTGCGGCCGGCAGCCTCCTCCAGCGCCCCCCGGGTGCCCCCGAAGGAGTTAACGACGGTCTTCCGGAGCCCGGTCCTGATCTCGCCCGCGACGAGCCCGGAGTACTTCCGGGTGATCTCCTCGATCTCCGCGTTGAGCTTGTCGATGCGCCCATACCGCACCATCTGCGAGTATGTCAGGGTCCCGTCGGCGAGGGAGTATCGGTCATAGGTCTTCTGGAGGACCGCCCGGATCTCTCGGAGCATCTGCCCGTACTGCCGGCCGACACCCTGCTCGGCAACCCGGGTTAGTCTGACCATCTGCTTATCGAGCCTAAGAAACGCCTTTTCCATGGTCCTCCGCCTCCATCGCCCGCCGGGTCAGCCAGGCATAGAACCGCTCATGCCAGAAGGGAACGTCGACCGGGTCGCCGAACCAGCGCCACACTATCCAGAGTAGCCGCTCCCACGACGTCTGCCACTCTGCCGCGAGCGGGATCATGTCGTCGGCTGGCTGCCCGACTGCGTGCAGGAGCTCGTGCCAGACTCGCATCACCAGGACGTTGTCGGAGTCGATCGGTCTGACCCGGACACTTGCCCGCATCGGGGCCGCGAGGCCAACCGCCCGTGCCGGAATCTCGTCGTCGAAGATGTAGACGGTGCCCGGACGGACCGGGAACGGGAACCCCCGATCGGCCTCCCCGGTGCCGATGGTTACGTCCGGGGTTCCGGTGCAGGCTGAGAACTCGAACCAGGGGGGGATCCGGAGCAGGATGACTGGCAGGAGCCGGTCCCGGAGCGCCTCGGTCTTGAAGAAGAGGGTGAAGCGGGGCATGGTCTCACTCCCCCGCGGCGGGGGGCGGAGAAGCGGGGTCCTCCTCGATGTCCTCGACGAATCCTGAGAGGTCCACCCGGGCCTGCTGCTCCTCGGCGATGCGTTCCATCTCCACCTGTACGTCCTCTACCCACGGATGATGGGCGACAATGGTCTCCTGCGAGATGACCCCCATGCTCGAGGTGGCGATCTGCGTGGTCTCGAGATCGTTTATCAAGAGCGACTTGTTGTACGTGATCTTCACACCGAGCGGGTCGAAGGTGCCGACGCCCTTAATCTCCAGATACCTGGCGGCGAACCAGCAGAACTTCTTGATGGCGACAGAGAACCGGCGCGCCATGATATTGCTCTTCAGGTCCAGGAGGGTGTAGAGGAACTTGAGCGCGATCCCGCTCGGGGCCGATCCGAACTTGTCGGTCTTGACGTTGACTCCCTGCCCGAATAGGTAGATGTTCTCCTCCAGACGGTCCAGGGAGGAATCGATCGCGGTGATCGGCGGGTCCGCGCTGAGGGTCTCGACGCCAGCACCCGCTTCGGAGTCCACCTGGATCGCCCGGTAGTACCGAAGGTTCTGCAGGAACTCGGCGAGACTCTGCCCCCCATACCCCTTGAGCACGAATAACAATTTCTGGACGTCTGTCAGGTCATTGGCGAGATCGCTGACGATGATGTCATAGACGTCGATCTGT